CGGTCCGATGTGATGAGAAATTAAGTAAATTTTAAGTTGATATTCAACAAATTTAGTATATAATGCGAAAGGTGATTTTATTATGAAGCAATTTAACCATGTAGCCTTAGATGAGAACTTCAGCGATTTAACAACCATTCATGAAGATGGCAAAAGAATCTATGTTACACCAGAAGGGCAATACCCTTCAGTGACCACAGTGACTGGGTGGGAAAAGAGAAAGTTCTTTGCCAAGTGGCGAGCAGAAAATCCCACAGAGTCTCGTCGTGTTCTCAGTCGAGGCAACAAACTACACAGTCTAATTGAAGACTACATCAACAATAATCTTGAATCGGTAGACACATGTGAACTGCCTATTAAAGATTTGTTTATTCAAATACAACCAGAACTAGACAACATCGACAATGTTCTAGCACAAGAAGTTTCTCTTTGGTCTTCTACTCTAGAATTAGCAGGCCGAGTTGACTGTGTTGCAGAATACAATGGTAAACTTTCAATCATTGACTTCAAGGGTTCTACACGACCGAAGAGAAAATCAGACATCAAAAATTACTTCATGCAAGCAACTGCATATGCCATCATGTGGCAAGAGATGACTGGTAAACCGATTGATAATATTGTAATTTTGATTGCATCCGAAGATGGTGTTCCTCAAGTCTTTGAAGATAAACCAAACAGATATGCAAAAGCATTATTGAATGCTATTCGAAGTTATCAAGAAGAGATGTCAATCAATTAACATAATCAAGTAGCATAGTAGGAATAGTTTATTCCCGCATCTATGGTTCCTCTGACATAAACTTTATTTAAATTGTCTACTTCAATGAATACCTCTTCTCTGTCATCTAAATCCCAACCACCAGTCATTGCTGATGTGGAACCTGCGACAGAATCGTAAGAAACAGTAAGAGTACCGGAACCGTGTGTATTTTTAACTCGAACACCAGATTGTAGTGTTGTAGAAGTAGTTCTGAGTTGAATGCCGCCCGATCCACCATATGCACCACCAGTGCCGGCAGTACTTGATCCCATTACTACTGGATTGTCTACAGAAATGCTTCCAATTCCGATTGTTACTCCGCCTGCGATTGCAGCAATTGCGGCAGTCATACCACCTGTTGCTTCAATAAGAACGGTACTTCCTTTAGCACTACCAGTCCAACCATTTACGCTTCTAATGTCTGCTGAAAGTCCACCGATTCGATAAGTACCATCTGCTCCAGTACCACCAACTTTAATGCTGTGGATGTCTGATGCAATTCTTCTTAATTTTGCGGATATTGTTCCTACAAAAGCACCTGTAGCGGCAATTGCATGTGCTGAAGTACCATATCCACCTGTTGCAGACGAATCTGTTGTAGCACCAACATGTGGGATTGCTCCGCCCGCAGTAGAACCTGCGATTGGTACATAATGTCCACCACTTGTTCCTGCGACTGCAATTGTTGCGGTTGCACCTGGTCCATAAATCAATAGACTTGCGGCAGAACCACCTTGATTTCTAATATTAACATCAATCATTCTTGAGGTTGAAGATGCAATAGCGGTAGTACTAACAGCCGAACCAGAAGAATCTCTCATTTGTATTGGAATTGGGGCATTTCCTGATCCCGTTGTCGCTCCAGAGGATACAGCATCGTCCGCCCAATAAAATTCACCAGTTGATCCCCATGCAAGTTTGACAACCTGAACTTCCATTTGGGTTGCGCCTGCTCCAGAGGATAGCCCAAGTCCCGTGCCGGTTAGAAAGGTTTCTGTAGCGATCATGGCACCACTGGTTCCTGCGGCCGCCGAAAGTTGAACTCCGCCTTGTTTTGGCATGACACTTCTCCTATAATATCTTTATCATTATTATGTATAAGTAGTTGACATTGTGTTTAATTGTAGTAACATGCACCTATATATTTATAGGAGATCATATATGGATGTCTCGGAATTAGAATTTTGCCAGTCGGTAGAAGAAAATTTAAAAGAATGTGATGGGTATATTGAGGCTGTAATTGAGGCTTGTATTCGTCACAACATCGATCTTCGCGCCGGCGCGAAATTGATCTCTCAGCCAATTATTGAAAAAATTCAAAGTGAAGGTGAAAATACCAATCTCCTTCCTAAATTTTCAAAATTACCAGTGTAAGGATATATTATGCTATTTGATATTGATGATGTAGAACTTGACGTAAAAGGTGTATGGCACATTGGCGCACATCATGGACAAGAATATAAATCGTTCAGAGACATGGGTGTTAAAAATCACATATTCTTTGAACCCCTACCTTCTAATTATGAAAAACTTCTTAAAAATATAGAGTCTTACGATTCAGATGGATTTAATGTAAAAACAGAAAATATTGCTTTAGGGTCAGAAGATGCAGAAAAGACAATGTATGTTGAAACTGCAAATAATGGGATGTCTTGTTCTCTACTAAAACCTCAAATACATCTTCAACTATATCCCGGCATAGAATTTAACGAAGAAGCCACCGTTTCACAAACATCTCTTGATAATTACGTTTCTGAAAACAACATCAACACAGATGATTTTAATTTCATTATGATTGATGTTCAAGGATATGAATTAGAAGTGTTTAATGGAGCCAAAGAAACTCTGAAATGTGTAGATTACATTTTCACCGAAGTTAATTTTGTTGATGTGTATCAAGATTGTGCCAAGGTAGATGAGTTAGATAAATTTTTAGGGGAATATGGCTTTAAGAGAGTCGAAACAGTAAATGTCGCCAATGCCTGGGGAGACGCCTTTTACACAAAGAAAGAATATAAAAAGAAAAATAAATTCAAAATCTCAGGATTACCTGTTTGACATGGGTCATTCTTGAGGTATAATACATATTGTAACACATCGTACACTACGCACATATAGGAGAAAACATATGTCATTTGAAAACATGAAAAGTAGTTCAATGTCCAGTTTCGAGAAGTTGACTGGCGAATTAGACAAACTCTCAAAGAAGAGTGAGTCATACAAAGACGACCGAATTTGGAAGCCAGAATTGGATAAGGCATCTAATGGATATGCAGTCATTAGGTTTTTACCTGCACCCAAAGACGAAGAACTCCCGTGGGTTCGTGTCTTTAATCATGGGTTCAAAGGACCTGGTGGTTGGTACATCGAAAACTCTCGTACTACACTTGGCGAAAAAGACCCAGTATCGGAGATGAACACCCAACTATGGAATAGTGGTATTGAATCTGATAAGGATATTGCAAGAAATCGCAAGCGTCGATTGAGTTACTACTCAAATATTCTTGTTGTTTCTGACCCCAAGAATCCTGAGAATGAGGGTAAAATATTCCTCTACAAATTCGGTAAGAAGATTTTCGATAAGATTATGGAAAAGATGCAGCCAGAGTTTGAAGATGAAACTGCAATCAATCCGTTTGATTTTTGGGGTGGTGCAAACTTCCGCCTTAAGGTTCGTAAGGTTGCAGGATTTGTTAATTACGACAAGAGCGAATTTGAAGATGCATCACCGCTACTTGACGGAGATGATGCACAACTTGAAGAATTGTGGCAGAAGCAATATTCTCTGGCAGAGTTCAACGACCCATCCAACTTTAAACCTTATGGTGAATTGAAGACTAAACTTGAAACTGTCCTTGGTGGTAATATTAGATTCACAGAAACAGCAGAATCCACCACAGAACAGCAGTTATCTCCTTCCACAAAAGTATCAGAGGAAAGCAATAGCGTCAGTGAAACTGTTGATGATGATGACGCATTGTCCTACTTTGAGAAATTGGCAAACGAAAGTTAATATTTTAATATATCGTTTTGTCAAGAATCTCCACCTTTCATCGGGTGGAGATTTTTAATTATGACCATCCCTTTAGATTGTGTTGTGTGTTATCTAAAAGTGCAATTCTTTCCCTATCCATAAATGATGTTTCATCATATGGATCGGCATTATAGTTTGTGTTTTGTTGGACAGAAACGGATGGTGCATTTGTAATAGCCAACCCAGTTCCGGGCATGGTTCCGCCTCCAGCAAACGATGCAATAAATCTATTTGATGCATTTACATCAAGAGCAATTGCTCCCGGGACGCCATTAACGTTTGGGCCCATTGACTGCGGCTTAATTTTTTGTTTTGTGTTATGCTCTTCTAATAGTCTATGGTAATTTTGTATGCCTGGATCTAACTCATAATATCCTCGGCCGTATTTTGGAAGCACCCATTTCATTCCACTTTCTTTTAGGAGATCTCTTGATATCGTTCCCCTTGGGCCCCCGCGATCAGACTTGTGCGATGAATAATCGTTTTCTGGATTGAGAAACCACATTCGTTGCTTTAGACTATTCAGATAAGCCTTATCCTGACTCTCAAACATTCCCATATCGTTGTAAATGCTGTTTAAGATTTGTTGCGAGGCCCCCCAATTATTTTTATGCATATGCATAGCATTTACTATGTCGCTCTGATTTCTCGGCATAGTACCTCTGACTAAATAGGCTCGCTCATCTATTAAACCTTCAGCAGCGCCCATCAATGAATTTGCTTCAACGTGTTCATCATTGTTTCGTGCTGCAAGGGCGGCCCTCATGGTTTCTATTATTTGAGTTTCGTTAATATCTAATTTATTTTTTGCTATTTCTATATTATTGGATTGACTGTCGAGCCAGGCATTTCCCGTAGATGTTCGGGTTCTATTAGGATCAAAAATGACACTACCCGATCCTGGCACTATGTTCCCAAACATATCCATTTCAGTACCACTGGTGAGTGATCTTGTTATGCCTTCTGGATCGATATATGACCCTGATGAATTAATTGCTGCATTTAGTTTAGTTGTTGTGTGTTCTGCATCTCGAATCATTGCTTGACCGATTTGCCATAACGTTTCTGTGATACCAAAAGAAATCAACCCACCGGCGATTCGACTACTGGAGGCAATTGCTTTTGCACCAGCACTTAACCTACCCATTCTTGTTGTTGTCGCTGCCCCGGATCTGGACCCGGCCCAAAGAGCGGCAAGACCACCGCCGCCACCAGCAGAACTTCCCAATCTTGCTCCTATCGCCGTGGCCGCTCCACCAAGCATCCATTGGCCGACACGGGTTTTAGCAATCCATCTTGCTGCTCCCCCCACTGGGCCTGCAAGCATTGCAGCAATTATGGCATTGTCCATCGTAGCGATGTCGCCAAGTCCACCGCCGTCGTCACCGTCAGCCCCTGCTGCACCACCGCCGCTTGCCATGATTATGGAAGGATGCTTAACCATGTCTCGTATTTCTTCCAACAAGTCGATAACAACATTTTCTTTTTGTTTTACTTCTTGGACTCGTACTTCTTGTTTTCTTCTTACTTCTTCTTTTTCAGCAGGCGTATCATCTGTACTTTGTTCTGATACGACACCAAGATCGGACTCTGCCATTCGTAAACGAAGTTCTGCGTGGGACCTTTTGCGGGAATTCGCACCTTTACTTCCGGGAACTGTTGCTAAATACCCACCAAACTTACTTCCAAATATTGTAGTGAATATACTTGTTCCATATCCTTGTGTTGATTTAGATCTCTCTTCTCTTAATGCGTGTTTTCTTGCTTTACCAACACCACCCATGGCAATAGATGCGTATTCGCTTAAAAAATCACCCTCTGCACCATCAACTTCTGTGCTTACTTTTGCGATTTCTTGTATTCGTTTGCTGATGTCCTTTAGCCGCTTCGAATCTGCTTTTGTTCCTTCGTCTATAAGTTTTTTTATTTCACTTTTGAGAAGATTGGTGGATCCTTTCAGTTCATTATCTGATTTTCCAAACAAAGCACTAAGTTCTGCTTGTGATTCTGAGACTTCTTTAATAACATCACGAATTGATTCTCTGCTCAATTCGCCAATAGATAAAGTCGAGCGAACATTTTTCTTTGCCTCTATTATTTTATCTTCAAGTTGTCGAATTCTATCTTCCATTATTGTTTGCTCATTTGTTCCATTTTCTTATTTTCTTCTTTGATGTGTTCTATTAATAAGTTTGTGTATATTTCTCTCTCCCACGGCATCATATTCTCTAACTCTTCAAGAGAATATTTGTGATGTTGCATCATTTGGAAGTTTAACTTGTAATACAACATCAGCGTTTCATGGGAGAGACTTAGAGAAAAAAATCACCAAGTCCCTCCAATGCAAATTCGTTTTCCTTTTCGCATTTGGCACATTTAAACTTGACATCGTGGTGTAGTTTTGGCATAGTAGAAAAGAAATTTAAAATACTTTCAAATTGTTTATGTGTTAACCCTTCTATGAACGTTTTTAATTCTTCGTCTTTATATTCAGAAGATTTATGTATGGCATCTCCCTCATAGATGATATCGACACAATCAGCAATAGATTTAATCGATATTTGTTCTTGTTCTTCTGACTCCACATCTTCAGACAACACAGGATACTTCATAACAATTCCCAATTCGCCACCCAACGAAATCTTCTTCGTGTGTTCTTTGTCTTCATCAATATTAATTTTTGTTAAATCAATTTCAACTGGATTGGGTGTATCACAGTGCTGGCAATATAAAATGGGTTCTGCTGTCTCACCAACAGATTTTGCTCGAATGTTGAGGAATAAATGACACAAATCAAATACTGGTAATTCATCAACATTAATTTTATCAAATGTACACGATTTCACTGTGTCTTTGATTGCAGTTACAATCATGTTAAAGTTACCACTTTCCATTGCGATCATTAATACTTTTTCTTCTTTTACGACAAATGGCCGAAAAGAAACAGCATTTCCTGATGAATGTAATTTTAATTTATATTTTGGTAAAGTTATTGTTGGTAGTGTCATAATATTCTCCATTAATTAAGTTTCAGTTATCCAAGTATATCGCCAAAGAAATTTGATATTGCAACCCCACCCTGATTTGTTATCTGCTCGGGGTCGAGTCCCCATGGGAGATTAAGTACAGTTCCGCCTATTGCGGTGGGTGTCATTGGTATGGTTCCACCAAACATGCCATCAATTTTTCTGTTCAATCTTCCTCGTAGGTCTAATCTATTTATAACACCTTGCAGGAACCCAACTTCATCGGGTGCTTTCATTCTCCATTGACGATATGAAAGACTAATAGTTTGTTTTTGTATTCCTTCTTTCTCATCTCCAAGTTCAAGTGGGTGTATTGTTTTTGGAAAAGCATCTTCAAGTATAAGATGATAAATTGGTTGGTCTTGCTGGTCTAATTGGGTTATTTGAACTTCAGAAACATATGAGTCTTTATACCCAAGGTTATTTGTTTTCGGATCTACAATTTTATTTTGCCATTTCTCGAATATATTTCGTTCAAAATAATCTCCGGCCAGTTTAAACATTACCTCGACATCTCCCGAATAGGAAACCTCATATGGCATTTCATCTACGGGCCCGTGTGTTTTAATTTCCTGAGTTGTAATTGTTTTTCCTGGCATTGTCACATTCTCACAGGACACTGCTAATCTTAAGTTAGACATTGGATCGACTGCGGAAAATGAAATTTCATATTTGAATGGGTATGAAAGTTTCTTGTGGGATATGCTGGCCACAAGAGTATCAATCGCATTTGGCACATTAGAACCACTTCCAAACAAATCAACATTTCCCACAAGGGGAAGGTTGATGCTTGTATCAATTTCTGGTAAAAATGATGTCATTGTTCTGCTACTCCCTGTTTTTCTTCTACTAGTTTTTGTCTACTTTCCATCCACACAAAATATCTATTCGTTTTTTTGAATCGTTCGATTGGTAAATGGATTGCTAAATCCCAATCTTTAGGCCAAATGTGTAATATTCTAGAACCAATGCGGTTTGTTTTGTACCGTTTGATACACGGTCTATAATATCTAAAGTGTCTGTTATCTTTTAACATAGAATATGGGAGTTCTAATCTAGACCATTTATTTTCAATAGACCCACGCATTCTTGTGCGTACTATTTGGAAAAATCTTGCTCTCATCGATGGAGCAAGATAATGTAAATTTAACCCCAAAAACCCATCGTGATAAAATTTTAATATCCAAACCAATGGCACTGTATCATAGTATTTTAATTTTGATCTAGTTTTTGGGAAGTAGTTAAACAAATACATCCCACCAACTCGTTTATATCCTGTTTTTTGAATCAGTCTTGTTTTGTCTCTCAAAACAGTCTCTTCTGGTGAAAGGTCTGTCATTTCAAACATTTCGCGGACAAGACTTCTATACCATTCCATTGCTTGTTGTGATCCGCGAGCAAATCCTGTTTCTAAGAACATCTCATCAAGGGCATCAAAAACATTTTTACGACTGAGAATTATGTCCGGCGATGCCACCAAACTACCAATGGATGTTGGTGCTGCATATATGGCCCCGGCTGAGGCTGGTCCTAGATGTTCTGATTCTTCAGGCATGTAAATATGTATGCCAAATTAAGGAGCCAAAGTTTCATCTGTCATTATAATAAATTTCCACCCTTTATTTTCTGCGTACTCGGTTGCAGCCTTCCATTTTGCACTGTTGACTCCCCAAGTTTTTATTTCGTTGAGGTATGTCCTTGTTTTCTTTTTAGGTTTTTTGGGTGCAGAACATTGCTTCTTTGGTTTAACTTCTATTAGTAGAGTTTCTGTTATCCCATCTTTATTTTTCAGTTTTATTATGAAATCTACAAAGTATCGGTGCATCCTATTATCAACTGGTGATTTATATGGAACTATAACCTCTTCAGATCCCCATTCAAGTATACTACTCTTCTTATCACAATATACCATGAATCTTCTCTCAAGAAGACTTCTATAAATAATATTGGTTGGATTACCAATATATTTTTCTGGGCAGTTTGGTTTATATCGTCCTTTATATGCCATATATATTATATATCTCCCCACATTATAAGGAAGAATTAAACAATGCCATTTCCATCATATATGAATCAAGATTTTCTTGGCCAAATAAGGCAAAATAATCAAAACTCACACCATCCGGTTGCAACCGATTCCGTTAGAAATTTACAATCAGATTTTTTAGGGAATATATCGGCAACAGACATATATGACACATCCACCAGATTGGATTTTCCTTTAACTCTGGGGACAGACAAACATACACACATGATGGTATTTCACATATACAACGATATTCATGCTGGTGTTGAAAACTTAACGCCAGATGTCCTTGAGAGTGTGGAGTCAGCAGAAGGTAAAATATTTACCGGCAATTTAGCAGGTGTTGGAGCGGGTGCTGTTGGTGGATATATGGGAACCAGAGCATTAACGAGTCTGTCAAACGGTAGACTTGGAAAATGGGGAACTTTGATCAATCTGGCTGGTATGGGTGGTGCAGCAGTTTTAGGTTTCCATGCCGGTGGCGCAATTGCAGAAGATGTATCGTTGACACCAGAGGAGGCCGAGGGGCTGCAAACTTATGCAGATGCAACAGATGCAGTCACAGAAGCCCAAGAAGCGTATGAAAATAAGGTGTTTAACGAAACCGGAAGGTTAGCAAGGTTTGGAGAAGCAAGAACAAAACAAAAAGACACAATTGCTCTTTATATGCCACAGAAAGTTCAATCACTTTCATTAGTAGAATATGAACAACAAGACTTATCCTTTATGCAAAACCTATTAAATACTTGGGAGGGATTAGCGGCAAAGGCGCTTATACAAAAGGCACCAAGAATTGTGGACAGTATTGCTGGGTTCATAGGATTAAATACAAACATCGATGCTTATTTGATGGCAGGGGCTCGAATCATGCCAAACCCCAGAAAACAATTGATGTTTCGGGAACCTATCTCTAGAAAATTTGAATTTAACTTTAACTTTTCTCCTAGAAATGAAGAAGAATCCGTAAGGGCTTATGAAATAATTAAAGCGTTTAAGAAACACGCTTATCCTACCCTCAACAAATCGAAGGGCCAAGGTGCGTTTTATAACTTCCCCGCCGAGTTTGAAATTGAATATCAAACAGTAAATGAATATGGAGAAGTAGTAGAAAACGACTGGATCAACAGGATAGGTAGATGTGCGTTAAGAGAAATTAATGTTGACTACGCATCTGCTGGATCGTTTTCGACATTTAAAAGTACAGGGGCTCCTACGAACATGATCGTTTCTCTCACGTTCGAAGAGATGACACTGCTGGATTCTGAATTAATCGAACAAGGATATTGATAATGTATTTTAAAAATTTTCCAAGAGTAATTTTAGACGGGTCTACTGGAGCAACTGGCAGTTCTGTTATTGCTGTTGATATATTGCGTAGAGTAGGATTCAACAATACTGGAAAGACGGGATCTGAATTTTTCGTCGAATATAACATTGGAGATACAGAGACTCCAGAATCTATAGCAAATCACATATATGGATCACCCGAATACCATTGGGTAGTTCTAATGTTCAATGATAAATTTGATGCATTCTTTGAATGGCCTCTTAGTGTTCGAAAATTTGAAAAGTATATGACAAAAAAATATCAAGGTATTACTCTATTTTTTGCTGATGGTGTGACTGGATCATTCCTACCAAATGATACTCTTGTAAAAACAAGCGGAACTGGCCTTACGGGATGGGGTGGATTGGTTGAAGAATATGATCCAACACTCAATAAACTTACTATTACTGGGGTGGGTTCTGGATATGAATTCTCCGCAGATGATTTAGTAAAATCGTATAATGCAACAGGGGGAACCCTATTAACTCAAAATGTAGGAGAAGCAGTTGTTAAAAGAATAGTCACAGATTCCTCGCAGGCACTTCATCATTTTGAAACTTCAGGATCAACCTTTGATGGATATGATGACATTGGAGGTGGTTCTCAAACAGCAAAAATAAGATTGGATCCTTTGTCAAAGTATAACGGAATAACTCAAGTGTCGATGGGTTCTGGTGGAGTAACTTTCGGAAACACTTTATTATATGGATACACATATAACAGTTCAAGCAACTATGTAAAGACAAATTATGATTATGAAACGGAACAAAACGAGGACAAAAGAAAAATATCTTTACTGAACCCCACACATCTGGACCAAGTCATACGGGAATTTAAAAGTTTAATTAATAAGAGATAATGTGATAATGGCAAAGAACAATACACAACAGCCCTTTTCTACACCAGCAGTAGATCCAAATGCTTATCTTAGGCAGGATGATGTACGTCTACAGGACATTAGTATAGTCACTCAAAGCAATCCTGAAGGTGTTAGCATAATGAATCAATATGCTATATGTCAAATATCCGAAGACATATTTCAAAATAACATATCTGGAATAATTTCGGGAATAGATGCATCAAGTGTTGTAACAAATCTTCCCCTTACTGGGCAAGAATATGTGCTTCTTTCATTTCATACACCATCGACTGGTAAAGAAATAGAATTGTTTTTTATAATCGATAAAATTACAGATAGGATTCCCCTAAAAAATAAACAATCTCAAATATACGACATACATTTTATATGTCCTACCTTTACAATAGGTCTTTTTAGTTCTGTCAATAAATCATATAATAATCAAACTATAAGCAATATTGTAGATGATATCTACACTAATTTCATTAATCCATCTTCGTATGATACTGTAGAATCAAGCGAAAACGGAAAACAATTAATAACAAATGAAAATACCAACGGAGAACAAAACATAATCATTCCGAATTGGCAGCCCTTTCTTGCAATCAACTGGTTAGCAAAAAGAGCAGCATCTACAAGCAATCCCAAAATTGCTAATTATGTTTTTTATCAAGACTTGAGTGGATTTCATTTCTGTTCTCTTAGTTCATTTTTCCAAAAAAATGTAGTTAAAACATACACATACGGGGTAGACAATGCAAACGATTTTATTCGGGATCATCCTAACCTAGAAGTAAACGTGGAATCGTCCTTTACGCACATAAGAAAATTAATAATTAGTGGGTTTGACAGGAGCCGAGAAATATACAGAGGAACCTATGCTTCGTCAATGTTGGTGCATGACATTGTAAACAAATCATACACCGTACAAAACTACAACTACTTAAAAGAGTTTAGTGAATTACCAAGTTTAAATCCCAGCCCCATTCTTCCTCAAAAAGCAAACATCTTTTCTACAAAACCCTCATCTAAAGAATATTTTGTTCCCACACACACAAACATGTATGGAGTTCCCAATGATGTAAAATTTAACAGTGGCAACGAAGGAGTTGAAAACTGGATGCAGCGACATGATGCACAGATAAGTCAACTTCTTTCAAATTCAATTGAAATTTTAGTTGCTGGAGATAGCACAAGAAGAGTGGGGGATAAAATATCAGCAATAATAAATTCATTCGAAGGTACGGATGAAAATGGTAGAGGGAAATTGGATTATAGTGCTACTGGAAATTATATCGTAACAAAAATTACTCACAACATAAGCAAAACCAAAGGACATACATTATTAATGAAACTTTGCAAAGAGTCTAATGTTGAACCGACTCCAGATTATACTATTTTTGATTCTGGTAATGCATCATCTGTTGAGAGTGTATTATCATGAATCATATGGGGAAAGATGGTTTTGTTTGGTTTCAAGGAGTAGTAGAGGACAGGAAAGATCCTATGTTACTTGGTAGGTGTAAAATTAGATGTTTGGGTTATCATACAGATGACAAAACACTAATTCCCACTGAAAATTTACCATGGGCATTTCCAATTCAACCAATCACATCTGCTGCGATGAACGGGATTGGAAACTCCCCATTGGGCCCCGTCGAGGGAACATGGGTGATAGGATTCTTCAGAGATGGATTTAATCTGCAAGAACCAGTATTTTTTGGAACCATCGGCGGCATTGTCCCTGTAGAAAAACCCAACACCAATAGGGGTTTTTGTGATCCTTCTGGAATATATCCAAAAGATGGATTCACTGCCGAACAAGACACGAATAGACTGGCAAGGGGTATAACTTCTGGAACCATAGTAGAATCAAAAATATCTGGAGCCACTACAGATTATCCAACTGCAAATAACGCTGGAGACAGTGGGTGGGGAGAACCAGAAACACCATTCATGGCAGAATATCCATACAATTATGTTTATCAATCTGAGAGTGGTCACATTCAAGAATTCGATGACACGCCAGAATCAGAAAGAATACACACATATCACAAATCTGGAACCTTTGAAGAAATTCATCCCGGCGGTGGTAAAGTTGTAAAGGTAGTTGGCGATGATTATGAATTTACTCTTGGGAAAAAGTTTATCAATGTTGTTGGTAATACGAATATCCTCATTGGGCCAAAATCAGACGACGAAGAAGATTCCGAAGATGAAGAGAATATTGGCAATTTTACACTTTATATAAAAGGAAGTGCCAATATTCAAGTTGATGGTAGTGTGAACCAGGTAGTGAACGGAGATGTTAAACAAAATATAAATGGAGATGTTAATATAAATTCTGATGGCGATTTTGAACTTGAATCTAAAAACATAACCATGAAAGCAACAGAAAATATTAATATTGAAACAGAAGGAAGTATGGTACTCAAGGGTACTACCGGAATTGATTTAAATCCACCGGAAGGACAATAATGCCAGGCGAAATTACAAGAACAACTGATCCGACCATACCCTTTGGTGCTAATCTTATATTAGGATCAACGAACGTGAAGGTGGGCGGCGATCCCGTCGCACTACAGGGATCTCCCATAACTCCACACGGACCAATTCCAGGACACGGTGAGGTGCCAGGAATCATGAATCAAAGTTCCTTGACAGTTAAGGTAAATGGGCAAGGTGTGGTGAGACAGGGCGATATCGCATCATGTGGTGATGCTGCAACAGGATTTCCAACAGTGAGAGCAGGAGATTAATCATGGGCATTTTCCCCACAGAAGGATGTGTTATTGGATCGATTGATATTTCTTCCGAAAAGAAGAGCATTATGGACCAAGTAACAAATGGCAATGCATTTGTAAATCCAACAAAAGAAAATATCGATGGTGTAAGTGCTTCTGTCGCAAGTGCATTAACATCAGTAGACAACTGTACATCGCCATCAATATTTAATGGGTTGACGGGTGCGTTGACCACATTAAGGACAAATCTAACTTCCTATGTTTCACATTCTAATAGGTTGTCTGGTGTTGTGTTGGGTGCTACAGGACCAAATGGTGAGCCAGGTTTGAATGGATTAGTGGGAACAGCAAAGGCATATAATTCAATTTGTGAATCTGTAACTGGTGGAGTCAAAGATAATTTTAGCCCAATATTTAATAGTATACTGGGCCCAGGTTCTGCAAAATTAAATACCATAAAACAAAAGATAGACAATCAAGTTATTAATTTTATTAACATCAATTCGTCAAGGACTGGCACCGGCTCTGGATTCATTACTGAACTTACAGCACACATCAGTAATATAGATACATCAGCAACTAATATAACAAATTTAATTACAAGTGATAATTCTGCATATACTAATGCAAATCAAACAATTCAGAATTATAATGTCGGAAATATGTTAATATCAAGTTCAAATGATCCTTGTTTCACGGAAAAATTGATAAATAACATATCTTCTCTGTCGATGAAAGAAAAATTAAGCAGCCTACAATAATACATAAAGTGTATAAGGAAGTATAAATGAGCATGAGTCATTGGAATGAATGGGTATCACTTGGAACAGCCGTTGCTGCGGCTGCTGTAGGATTTTTTACATATTTTGTCAGAAAGAAGATAAAAAATCACAAGAAATCAAAGGACATCATATCGCCAACATTAGATTTTCCTGATAAGTTTTGGCACACACACACACAACTACAGGAGACAATTACAGAATTGCGACTCCGTGTGGATTGTGCAAGAACACATCTTATACAATTTCATAATAGTGGATATTTTCTTGATGGGATTGGTATGAAAAGAATGTCTCTCACCCACGAATCCTTAGAAAGAAGTGTATCAGACGAAAGTAAAAATCATCAAGATTTGTTAATGTCTCGATTTATGTCACTTCTTGACATCATTCGAAAAGATAAGGCTGATTTATATATTGTAACTGAGATGGACGATTGTTACGCGAAGCAAAACCTTGAGAGCGGAAACGTTATAGCATTTTCTGTCCTACCTCTCCAAAAGGATAATATGATTATCGGATATGTTATGGCCCAGTGGTGTAGTTGGAATAAAGTGGACGGCATTAATGAAGAAATAATAGAGGATTGGATGAACAGAAGTCAATCTTTAATTGAAGTAGAATTAACCAATCAGAAAAGACAAACTGAGCATAAATAAAGTATGGCAGGACAAACCCACACAGAACGATACCGAGACTTAGATTTGGATTTCATTGCACATCCAGTGACGGGGGATATTGTGCAGAAAGTTAATAAAGAATCAATTAAACAATCAGTAAAAAATTTAGTGCGGATGGGAAGATTTGATAAACCATTTCAGCCTCATATTGATTCAAAAATTCGAAGATTATTATTTGAACCAGATACTCCACTCACAAAAGTAGAACTTCGAAAATCAATATTCGATGTTCTTAAAAGACATGAGCCCAGAATTATATTACACGAAGTGCAAATTCTTTACGATATGGTTGATAATTCATATAACATTACTCTTAGGTATCAAATATTAAATCAACCAAATATTGAAAATATATCAATCCAATTAGAGAGATTACGATGACAAACAATAGAAAAATAGAAGTAAGCGATTTAGATTTCTTTGGAATTAAAGATAATCTTAAATCATATTTAAGTGGGTTAGATCAATTTAATGATTTTAATTTTGAGGGGTCGGGAGCCTCTATTTTATTAGATTTATTGGCGTATGTTACACATTATCAGGGTTTTTATAATAACATGGTCGCTAATGAATTGTTCCTTGACAGTGCTGTTAAGAGAACTTCAGTAATTTCACACGCAAAAGCATTGGGGTATACTCCATCGTCGTCTTCTGCTTCAACAGCAGTAGTGGATGTTACTATTAATAGTACTGATACAAGTACAACATATCTTACCAAAAGGACAAATTTCACAGCAGTAAAAGATGGTGTGAGTTATACATTCTCGAACCCCGATGTTGAAACGTTTGAGGTATTAAACAGCACACAAAAGATTGCACGAAATGTAACCTTAGTAGAAGGGACATGGAGAAATTTCTCATTCATCGTTGATAGCAATATATCAAATCAGCGTTTTATCATCCCCGATAAAAACATAGACATGGACAGACTAAATGTATTTGTGCAAACTTCTACCACCGATACAACTGGATATGCTGACACATGGACAAAATCATCTGATGTGATTGAATTAACTTCTACCAGTAAAATTTACTTCACACAAGAAACTGAAGATGGTTTCTATGAAATTTATTTTGGTGACGGTATTTTGGGTGCATCTTTATCCGACAATAATCTTATTGTTGTTGATTATTTAATAACCAATGGATCGCCTGCTAATAATATTGGTCCATTGGATAAAATAAATTCTCGATCTTTTAGTTCCTCCTTTTCGAACATTTCAGATATTGAAGTAATTACTACTTCAAATGGTGGTGGTGGTAAAGAAACCCTAGATTCGATTAAATATAATGCTCCAAAATCATACCAATCTCAAAATCGAAGTGTTACTGCTAATGATTATAGGTCTTATATTAAAACCAATTACACAAATGCAAGCGATGTGTTTGTCTGGGGCGGGGAAGATAATAATCCTCCCGAATATGGGAAAGTGTTTATTTGTGTAAAACCTACTAACTCTAGTGTGTTGAACAATGAAGAAAAGATAAGTTTACAAAATTCGATTAAAGAAAAAAACATAGTTAGCGTGATACCAGAAGTTGTAGATCCGAATTATATTTACCTGAACATAACCAGCAAAATTTTCTATGATGCTGATGCAACAACAAAAACTACAAAAGACATAAAAACGTTGGTAGAAGAAAAAATACTGGTATACAAAGTTACATCTCTTGAAAAGTTCGGACGAAATCTTCGTTATTCAAAATTCGTTAAAGAATTGGATGAGTCGGATTCTTCCATCCTAAGCAATCAAACCTCCATTGTTCTTCAAAAAAGGATTACACCAACATCCGGGGAAGAAAAATCATATACGATAAAATTTGAAAATCCAATATACCATCCTCATTCTGGACATCTCCCTGTCGTTTCGTCTTCACAATTCACATATACTAAAACTAATGGAGAAACGGTAAATGCATATATTGATGACAACGATGGTGTATTGAAAATATATGAATTGTCAAACAATGAAAAAACTTATATCGTAGACAATGTTGGATCGGTGGATTATGAACAGGGAATTGTAACACTTGAAAAATTTAATCCAACGCTCGTCCCTGATACTATTCTAAAAATTACTTGTGTGCCGGCTGACAAAGACATAATATCAGAACGAGGTTCTATTATAATAATCGACAGTGCTGATCCAGATTCTGTAAACATTTCTGCTGAATCCTACCTACCATTCAGCACAATCAGTAGTAATGAGTGAGAATAGCAAATGACTTTTTTAGTTTTCAATGAAGGAGCGGCGAGCGGCGAACCACCACCATCGCAAGTGGTGACACTTCTTGATGCTGCAATCAAAACTGTTGAAAATCCTCTATCTAGTATTATATCTGAATATCTTCCTGATTTTATAAGCAACGAACACGCTGGATTTATTGATTTTATGGAAGCATATTATGAATGGTTGGAATATAAAGAAAATCCATACGGAACTTCTGTCACATTAATGGATACGTTAGATATTGATAGAACATTAGATTCTTTTGTTGAATATTTTAGAGAAACATATCTTCATAATTTTCCAAAAACATATGCTGCAACTGCTAACTATAATATAAACGAAAAAACAATTCTTAAAAATATAAATGACTTCTATAAAGCAAAAGGAACAGAAAAGTCATATAAATTTTTATTCAGAATTTTACACGATAGCGATGTTCTTTTTTATTATCCTAAAAAAGACATACTCAGAGTTTCTGATGGAAAATGGGTAGAAAATAAATCCATTAAAGTTACCAGTAATAATGGCAACACAAACTTTTCATTAAAAAATAAACAGATTCAGCAAATTGACCCCTCTCTCAATGGTGCAATTACAGCATATGCTAATGTTGATAACGTGTATCAATATCAACTTCAACAATATCAAGTTACTGAACTTTTTTTAACAGACATTAATGGCACATTTACACAGGGTTCTAAGATACAAAGCACACTGGATGATGGAAATAGAATAACTGAAAGAATATATTCAATCCCATCTGACATATTAATTTCAAATGGTGGTGTTGGGTATCGTTCTGGTGATATAGTTAATGTTGATGAAACTAGTTCTAGTTACCTATCGGGTATTGGAGCAAAAGGATCTATAGACAGAGTTAACTTAACAGGTGTTGTCAAAAAAGCACAAATTGATAATTTTGGTGTTGATTATAAAAGCGCAAGTACAGAAAATATACTTCCTATTACATTTAGATCTGCTTCTGGTGCTGGGGCATCTGGACATGTAAACCTTGATGCACTTTGCACATATCCAGGATATTATGCTAATAACGATGGAAAATTAAGTTCTAATAAAAAAATAAGAGATAATAAATTTTATCAAGAATATTCTTATGTTCTAAAAACAGAAATCTCTTTAGTTAAATATAAAAATCAAGTAAAAAATCTTGTTCATCCTGTAGGAACAAATTTATTTGGAAATATTTCCATTTTCGATACCAATACGACATCTAGTGCGTACAGTACTCAACTACACCAATCAAAAATTCCAGTTATAGGAAGATATTGTCCGTATACATTAGAAACTCAAGATTCTCTAAGAAGTGCAACTGGTTCTGGTTCTCTTGTAGATTTATATCCAAGAGGATTTAATCCCGGTTCTACCGCAGCAAATCACTGCTTAGGAAACACCGGAGGAAGATTAGCAATAAAAACTGGAACAGCCACATTTGGTGGCGGATATACGAGTGGTTCGTTTAGGATAGGAGAAGGAATTACTGGTTCTTCTACGGGAGTAAGTGGTTCTGTGTTTGGTTGGTGGAGAAACACTTCTACTGGAGGAGTAGTATTTTTAAATACTATAGGTGGTGGAACAGCACTTGGATTTACTACAGGAGAAATGGTAACAGCAACTGGTGGTATAACAGGAATTGTTGAATATGCAACTGTTGGAAATGGGACAGTGTATGAATTTGGTTCAACAACACACATCACTGGACCGGCAGCACTCTATGGTGGTGCGCTTACCGCTGGAGCAACCGCTTATGGATCCACGGGGTACTGGGACGTTGACGATTCTCCTGTCACAGACTCTGGTGAACCTTTAACTCTAACAGTTCAAACGTTTTCAGAAACCAAAACTGGATACACATCCGGATACGACTTCACAATAGGCAATGTAATCACACAGGGGGAAGGTGCCTACAACAATACAAGTAGGGGCATAGTAAAAGATTGGATTCCTGGAATTTCTGGTGGGACCGGCAATACATTAAAAATATTGTTGACATTTGGTCCCAATTTTGCAGGGGGAACTTGCAGCGAGATAGATAACTATGATGGTAACGTTTCCACAATTTATGGAGTTTCGGGCGGAATGTCAGAAGAAGTAATAAGAAACAAAATAAAACATTTGAAATTAGATAATGTTGTGCAATTACCGGCTTCATGGTCATATCATAGTGATCATGGATACACACTTTAGGTAGGGGATAGAGATGGCTTCAGATGCTATGAAAAAAACATTTTCACTTACATTTGCTAAGGATTTAGCAGACAATTTTAACAACGATAACGAAGATCAATACTTTTTATTCTTCGGTAAAATTGATTCGTGGGTTAATTCGCCATATAATTCTGTTGATGATGCAACAAATGGTCCTGCAACAAATATTGATTGTGTAGAAAGATCAAACTATGCTCTTAGAGATGGTGTAGCAGCAAAACGAATTTCTTCAAGAAACATATATCATATGATTCCAAGATACGACTGGACATATGGAACATCATACGATGAGTATGATGACACCATTGATTTGTTTGAAACGCCAAAAACATTCTTCGTGTACACATCATCTGGTAATGTTTATAAATGCATTGAAAATAATAGCGGTTCTGTTTCTCAATATGAACCAAATCATACCATCACAACTTCGGTTTCATATAGTGATGGGTATAAATGGAAATTTATATGCAAAGTATTAGAAGATGCACAAGATTTTACCACCGATTCTTATATACCGGTTCAATTGGCTGAAGATAATTCGGACAATATATTAAATCAGTGGAATGCTCAACAAGATTCGACAAATGGATCTATTGATTATATAAAGGTTACGGTTCCCTCTTCAGGATTTACCGCTGCTGCGTGGATTAAATCTTCGTACAGTGCTACTAATACCGAAACAACAGATAGTGAAATTGGCGAAAACTCTCCTCTTGGTAGCACCAACATCGTGCTTACCTCGATGGAAAGCAATGAAAACGATTATTATAATGGTTATGCAATTTACATATCAAGTGGACCTGGAGTTGGGCAAAGAAGAGTTATAATAGACTATGATGGATCAGACAGAAGAGTTCATTTTACAGACCCCCTGACATCGGAATTAAATAAATCTGGTGGTGGCCTTGAAGGTTCTAAATATAAAATCATACCTAATGTTGTTTTTAATGGGGATGGTGTTTCTGCCGCGGCAATTCCTTTGTTAAATTCAAGTTATGAGATTACTAATATTTCCATGATTAACAATGGTTCTGATTATACTATTGCAGAATTGGAAATATATCCAACATCTGTGTCGGGTGGAAATGTCGGAGAATCTGGCATTGCAGGTCCTACGTTTGCAGCATCAATACCACCATATGGTGGACATGCAAATAATGTATTAAATGAATTTAATTCTTCTAATATAATGATTAAGACTGTTCTGAAAGCATTAGATGCTAATTTCAATACAGCACAGGATTTTAGGCAAATTTCGATTGTTAAAAATCCAAAATTATTAGGTGGTACAAATGATGGTGAAATTGCCGGAACGGAAATAACCAGAAGAAAACAGTTAACAGTAACACAACCATATTTTAGTTCTCAGAATTTTAATGATTCATCGTTTATTGCTGGTAATTCTATTATGGGAGAAACCACCAAAGCAACGGCTAAAATTGAACAATGGGTCACAGAGGCATCTGACCCAAGCATAGGAACATTAGAATTATCAAACGTACAGGGAAATTTTGATATTGAAGATCCCGCATCGGATTTGTCAAGACTTGTATTTTCTTCAGGTGCTGCTGGTTCTACTGGCACTTTAACAGTGGGTAACATAGTCAAACAAACCAACGACGGTATAGTTGCGGTGGGTAAAATAAAATATTGGAATGCACCAAGTGGGGGTCCATATGAACTTATTGTTGATGTTACTGCAAATTCCTTTTCTTCTGATTCAAATTCTGTTATAGAATATGACTCCACCGGATCTGCTGTAACGGGAGTAGATTGGAACGGAACTGATGTTGTAGAAAGAAAAATGGGAGAATTAATTAAACACTTTTCTTCTGCGCCAGGGACGACATTTGAATTTAAGTTGTTTCCAGAAGCAACAGGATACCAAAACATAGCACGATCCAACAAATTAACAGATGTTCAAGACGAAGAGACATTAGAAAAATCATATAGACTTACTACAAAACTCGTAATCGAAGACACAACTACAAATCTAACAGATGGTTCTTACACAAAAGATAATACATTTTATCAAGTTACATTAGATACAGGAATAACTGGAAGTACGGTAAAAGGAAAAATTGTAGATTGGGAAAAAACTAGCGGATCTACTGGAATATTATATTTAAATGATGTTCGAGGATCATTTGTTACTGGTGGATTTTCTGGTTCATCCAATCATGGTATTACTGCAATATCTCTACCAGAATTTAAAGTTGGGTCAGGAGAAGTCTTATATATACAGAATATAAGACCCGTTACTAGAAATGTCGAACAGGACGAAGAAATCAAAATAATGATTGGTTTTTAGGAGTTACAATTAGATGGTATACAGCGCAACACTTTTTAATACTGATCCTTACTGGGATGACTTTAATGAGGATAAAAATTTCCTCAGAATGTTATTCCGACCTGGTAGGTCTGTACAAGCAAGAGAACTTACTCAACTCCAAACTATTGTTCAAGATCAAATTAAAAAGTTTGGGGACCATATATTCAAAAGTGGTTCTAGGGTTCTGGGTGGAGAAATAGCCAATCAAGATGTTATATTTTTAAGAATCAATCCCATTGATCCCACTTCTTCTATAAACGAAAAAGTAAACATCGAATCTCTTATTGGAACTGACATTACATCAAACACGACTGTTGGTGAGGACACCAGGCGGGCAAGAGTATTATATGGTATAACCGGAGGCACCTCGGATAATGATAATTATTATACCTTGTTTGTTCAATATGTGGATGGTGGGGGTCAGTATGGAGAACAATTTGGCGACGGCAGCGTAATAAAAGGAACAAGTGGTGACAACACATATGTTGCCAAAGTTGCAACTATTAGTGGTATGGACAGTACAGATGCAGTATTCGTTAATGGTATAACAGGTTCTGCAAAATTAACCACCACAAAAGATGGAATTTTCTTTGTGGGTGGTCATTTTGTAAAAACTGATACGCAATCCATTTCTCCGTATATTTTAACTGGTGATAACTCAGACATAAAAAACTTTGGGACGCCTACCAGCAGGATAGGGTTTGGTATTGAAAAAAGTATAATCGAATACACAGAAGATTATACCTTAAGAGATCCCGCATCGGGATCATTCAATTACAATGCGCCAGGATCAGATCGATACAAAATTAGTTTAAAACTGGATTTTAAAAATTTCGTCAATGATGCATCATATGGAGTAAGTGGATTTGCGGATGCTAACTTTATCGATTTAGTCAGATTTGTTAGCGGTACACTCAAGTCGAATAAAAATTACTCAGAATATTCTGAACTTGAAAAAACTCTTGCTCGTCGGACATACGACGAATCTGGATCATATACAACAAAACCATTTGAAATTGATATTAGAGAATCATTATCTACTCTTGGTGGTCCTTATAGCGCAGATCAAGGTGGTGGTGAAACTCTTGCTGCAATTGGATTGCAGCCGGGGAAAGCATATGTTTTTGGATATGAGTTTGAAACACAGGGAATAGAATATGTGCTGGTTGATAAAGCAAGAACAACGACAACTCTTACGTCACAGCCAGTAAATGATGTAAACTTTGGTCAATATGCTGTTGTTACCGCAAGAAGTCATCGCTCGTTGACAGGTGGTGTAGATATTTCTTCCACCTATCCAAAAGTTTTATTGACTGGATCCGGCGGAGCAACGGGAACAGCAAGAATAAGGCAACTTATTCCAAACAATGATAATTTTGGTGGAACCGGAATGACTTCTGCTGCTCAAACCTATAACATGTATCTTTTCGATATTAATCTTGGTTCTACCAGTAGTGGTATTACTGCGTTTGAAAATATATCATATTTTGGTGGGACTGGTTCATTGGGTTCCAATGCAACAACTGCTGGTTTTTGTGCTGCTGCCGGATACACAAACGAAAATGGATGGGGACCTAAACTATATCAACCAATGTTGAATACTTCAATTTTCTCATTACCTGTTGGAAATTCTGTTGAGTCAGTTTCAGATTTAACATATAGAATATACAAGGGATTTACATTCGCACAAACAGACGCAACAGATATACAAACAATATCATCTGGTAGTGACGCCATGTCCTTTGTTGGAACTGTTGATGGGTCAAATATGATATACGATGAAGATCTTCGAGACCATTATTTACTCATAGGTGGTCCTACGGGTGAAAGAATTAATACAAATAACGTACAATTCAAAAAATCAACAGACGAAAAATCCATTGACATCGGACATGCCACAGACGCATTAAAACAACTTCCAATAAGTACATTATATACCCTCTATACAACAGTAGACGTTTCAACCCCATTAGTGTATAGGAAAAAGACAAGACAAACAGCATCTACCACAAACTATGTTGTTGATAATGCCCAGCAAGTAAGTCTATCTGGAGTTACTGGTAATTATTATCTTACATTAGATCATCATGATATTCTTGATGTCACAAGTGTCCAAGATAATAATAACATCGTATCAAACGCAACTGGGTTGCCAGCAGCCGATGTTAAAGATGCATTTATGTTGGACAATGGACAAAAAGATAATTACTATGATTATGGTAAATTATATTTAAAACCAGATATAGGCGTCGGTGGAATTACCGGATCAATTGATCTCACAATAACATATGACAGATTCAATCATGAATCGGGAAATGGTCCGTTTGTCGTGGACTCATATACCCATTCAACATCAGGATTTACTTTTGATAATATTCCAATATATACCAGCCAAAAAACTGGCAAGAGTTATTCACTTCGTAATTGTATTGATTTCCGTGGAACTGCTCAGAGTGACGGAACAATTATACCGGATGGATTAAATCCAAGAAGTTCTTCTACATTCCGAGCAACATATGATCATCATCTTTCAAGAATTGATAAGATTATTCTTACAAAAGAAAGAAAATTTGATGTTATCAAAGGAATTCCTGCACTTAATCCACAAACACCACCAGATCGAGTAGATGCAATTACTTTGTATGTTATAACTGTGCCCGCATACACATATAACGTTGATGACATCACTACAAAATATATTGAAAACAAACGATATACAATGAGAGACATAGGTTCAATTGAAAAGAGAGTAGAAAATTTAGAATATTATACTAGCCTATCTCTTCTTGAACAGCAAACAGAAGCAAGAGCATTTGTAGATTCTTCGGGAACCGATATTTTCAAGAATGGTATTATGGTAGATGCATTTAGAGGACATTCTGTGGGTGATGTTTTAAATGGAGATTATAAATGTTCCATTGATTATGAAAATGGTCATTTGCGTCCATCATTTTATAGTACGGGTGTTAAACTTGAAGACGTATCAAATTCTGGAATTACTATAACACCAGATGGAATTGCTATGCTTGATCACACACCACATCATCAATTTGTATGGCAACCATTTGCAAGTAGTTGGATAAAGGCAAACCCATTTAGTGTTCCAACTTTCATGGGACATATTAATTTTGATGATCCTTTTGATAATTGGTATGATCAAATAAATCAACCAACAGTCAAAATTAATAGTCAAGGTGAAAATGATCGATGGAAAGTAAATAATGAAAATGAATCATATGGGTATGGAACTCAATGGAACGATTGGGAGGTGTTATGGTCCGGAAGAAACATCACTGAAAGTGATCTATACAACAATAGGGGTAGAGATTTTCTTAGTGAGTTTAACACAACTTCTCTTTCTTCTAACATCGAACAAAGAACGGCAATTGCAAATGATGCCAGAATTCGTTCTACTGAAACATTAAAAAATAACGAGGGTAGATCTGGAATTCGAATTCGTAAACTACCAGAAAGACTAGAAAAATTAGTCAATGACAGAATTGTGGATGTAAGCGTTGTTCCTTATATGAGAGCAAAGACTGTTAATTTTGATGCGTATGGATTGAAGCCTAACACAACAGTTTATCCATTCTTTAACGGGGACAATGTTTCTGCATATTGTGGTCCAAATGGCGGCGAATCGGGCGGAGGATTGACAACAGGATCCAATGGTGAAATTGAAGGTGCCTTTTTCTCAATTCCATCAGCAACATATAAGACTGGAGAAAAATTATTCAGGATCACCAACAGTTCATCGGACACTCTGTCCAGCACAACAACTGCTGCTGATGGAATATATTATGCACAGGGTATTGTAGAACAAAGAGAAGGCACTTTAGTTTCTACACGACCAATTGTTTCCAGAAGACAAGTGGTAAATGATAATTCTCTTGTTCGAGATGCATTTGATCGTGACATTTATATCAGCACACATGAAAATAATTTGTGGTTGGATCCCCTTGCACAAACATTTACTGTGAGCAGCAATGAATATGAAGATGGTGTGTTTCTTCATAGTATCGATTTGTTCTTCCAAAGACGAGATGAAAATGTTCCAATCACACTGGAAATTCGTCCTACTATTAATGGATATCCACACCTATCGAAAGTATTACCACTTTCCAGTGTTTCTTTAATTCCCGATGCAAGTGAAATTAGAGAAAATTATCCAGTGGATGAGACTTATACTAACTTTAAATTTACCACGCCGCTGTATTTAACGCCTGGCGAATATGCAATGTGCCTCCGTACAAGCAGTCAATCATATAATTTATACAGGGCAACAATTGGTGAAGGAGACTTGAATAGTGGGGGAATTATATCCGAACAACCATATGACGGGACACTATTTGTTCCTCAGAATACTGGAATCTCTGTTCCAAATCCTGCTGAAAGTTTAAAATTTAAAATTAAGATATGTTCTTTTGACGCGTCAGGAAATGTAGATCTGAAAATTCCATCTGATGAATTTACGTCTGAAATAGGATCTTCAGGAACCGTAGTCGATACATTTAAAATTGCATCCGGGGAACATGCTCCAAGAAATACATCGTTCGTACATAAAGTTACAGTTGGTTCTGGTGTGTTAAATACAGAAATAATTTCTAATGAAAATATTTATCTGGAAACTCCCCAGACATTATCAACCAATGCTGATTTCAACTTAAATGCTAATTTATCAACATCAAATGGATGGGTATCTCCTGTTTTAGACACAAAAAGAATAGATTTAATTTCGGTAAATAACAACATAAATAACAGTACAGACACATCAACGAATGGAGAATTGTCTGCAAATGCAAATTCTTCTGACAGTTCGTTGTATGGATCAGGAACAGATAATCCAACACAAACAGCGGGTGCTGCGGCAAGATATATAACCCGAAGAGTGACTTTAGCAGATGGGTTCGAATCCAGTAATTTTAAAGTTTTAATGTCTGTAAACAAACCAGCAGAATCGACGATCCAAGTATTTATTAAAGCACTTGCAGAAGAAGATGATACCTCGTTTGAAGAAGTAGAATATACACAAATGACAGCAGACTCTACTATTCCAGATTCATCTAATGATTATGATTTTTCAGAATCTACATTCTCCCTTTCTTCGAATTTCGATAAGTCAATTAAAACCTTTGCTATTAAAGTTTGTTTATATAGTTCCTCCAGTACAAAAATTCCTTCGGTTAAAGATTTCAGAACAATAGCATTAAACGGATAAAACTATGAGCAATACAATTTCAATTGAAAATAGAAAAGACATCATACGAGATGAAAATTCTAAAGCCATATTAAAAACTGATGTTTCAGAAAAAAATGCATGGTTAAAGAAAAAAGAAAGAAATAATAAAATATTTCAGAACGAAACCGAAATAAATAAAATAAGAAGCGAGGTTGCTGAAATTAAAAACATGTTAATTGAAATCAAAAATAGTCTAAGGGTGATTGAATAATGGGCGTCGAAAATAACACATACCAAATACCAAACTTAGTTCTTGGTGACACATTCTATGAATGGATGAATGTCACCAATTCTTCCATCATTTCCAAGTTGAACAATATATCCACATATTCGGTAACTGGTGGTGATGGAATTAGTGCCAATGTTAACACTTCTGGATTGGTAGAAATCGAAATTGCGCCCACCATCACAAAAGGCATTACCTTTTCTGGAAATGTTATTTTTGATGGAACAGTTACTACTATAAATTCTACTAATCTAACCATTGATGATTACAATTTAGTTCTTGGTGATACCGATAATGGCACAGGAACAGCAGATGTAAATATTGGTGCCAGTGGTGGTGGTGGAATTATGTTAAAAAGGGTACACGGTCCCACTGCCTCTATTCTTTGGACTGGTATTACTACAGGAGATGCGACTTTAACATTCAACACATTGAATGTTGGTTGTTCTGGTACATGGACCACGACCGATTATATCAACATGACAGGCGGGGTTGGATTTAAATCAAACGATGATATTCTAAGATTCAAATCTGGTACAAATGCAACAGGCGCTGGACTTATGGTGGCAACAGTTGCAACTGCCGATGCTCCACATGGCGGCACGGCAGTTTTCTATGATCAAAAATCAATGAAAATTGGTCACATGTCAACCGCAAGTGCGGCGATTACACAAGGTGTTCATTTCGACCAAGATGGAATGGTAAGAATTTACGATGGTGTTAACAAGAAATATTTCTCCACTGGATTGACTGCTCACGGATTTACATTTGGACAGTGTGTTCGACTTGGTGCTGGTGGAACCTGTCAACTTGCACACGGTAATGCAATTGAAGATGCAGAAGTTCTTGGTATGGTTTCTGAGATTATAAACACAAAAGAATTTGTTGTTACCATGCAGGGAGAAATTCGAGGAGAATTTGGCAATGGAGCATTAGGGGTTGGTGGAGCAACATTATCGCCTGGTACAATTTACTTCTTAAGTGGCACAGCAGGCAATTCTGGTGAAATTACAAATCAAGAACCAATGGTTGCTGGTAAAATTAGAAAACCCATGCTTCTTGGATTTGGTGCTACTTCTGGTTATATATTCTCTTATGTTGGAGCAAAAATTGCACCGGAGGTAGACACAGTTGCACCAGTACTGCGTAGAATTACCATGAATGCATCAGGAACCAAACAAAGCGGTTCTACTAGTATTACCTCTGACTCTAGTGCTACTGGAGTTTATCAGATTACGCATGGATTTGGTACAGCAAATTATTCTGTATCGGTTTGTGGGGTTACAACAGGAGCAGCATTTGGTTTTGTTACTGAAAAAAATACAAATGGATGCACATTCACAATATGCAACGCAGCAGGCGCATCTATAGGCGTTGCAAACGAAGTTATATTAGCAAAGGATGTAACATAAAATGCCAAGTGCAAGACAAGTAACGGGCGTAGGACCAAGACACGCATTTACCTTCACTGGAACTGGTTCGAGTGGTATAACAACAGATCAAGTGATTGGTACAGGAATTATAGTATCGTCAGAGGCTGGTTCCGGCAAATGGCATGTCACACACAATCTTGGAAAGACAGGATATTGTGTATCTGCATCTGCTCAAAGTGCATACGGAACTGAAATGTGGGTGCATGTAAACAACAGACATGGAAACACATTTGGAATAGAATGTCAGGACAGTGCTGGCAATTCGTTGAACCCGGATTTTGTCCATTGTATAATTTACGATTAGGAAATTGGAGTAATAAATGGCTAACTCAGCATTTGTATTAAGCAGCGGCGTTGGTTCGGATGGTAAATCCAACCGTGCTACTAAATATCAATCATCTCATGGATTTTCAGCAGGTAGTGTTGTTCGTTTTGAACAAACTGCTAATGGTGTTACTGGTGCATTTGTGCTTGCCCAGGCAAACAGTGGTATTTCTGCTGAAGTCGTTGGTATTGTAGAAAGCGTAGACGCCGGTGGAAATGAATTTACGTTAGTTTATAATGGCGAAATTGACACTTCAAACTTCATTACTGTAAATGGAGAAGGTGTTACTGGTTCGGACGTTTGGTTCCTTGATACTTCTGTGGCTGGTGGACTTACATCCACAGTACCCGTTAGTTCCGGAGACATCATCAAACCTGTTCTTACATTAGTCAGTGGATCGCAAGACGACAAAGGCCTTGTCACTAATTATGTGGGAACAATTATTGGCGGAAGCAATACCGTAAGTCTTGATTCTGTCCATCCCGTTGGAGAAATAATTGCATTTGCTGGTGGTGTTAGCGATATTCCTACTGGATGGCAATTATGTGACGGAAGCACGCTTGATGTGGGTGGTGACTATGCAGACTATTATTCCAGAGTTGGAACTAAATATGGTTATAATACTGAAATGGTATTTACCGTTACATCGGGACATACGGGATTCGTTGGGAATACCGCTGAACAAACTGTAAGTTCAACAGCGATTGGATCATTGGTATTGGATTGGGCGCCGAGTGCCGGAAACACAGGAACCATATTACTCGATGCTGATGTTTTGACAGGAATTACTGGTGGCGAAACATCAGGGGACGATACTGGTTATCCTCACGGATTAGTATATGCGGGCGGAACAAACATAAAAGTTGGAACGGGTGGTAACGCAAGTAACACATATTCAACAACAAGCGCAACTGTAAAATATGTAAAAACTCCAGACTTAAGAGCAAGAACCCTTCTTGGTGCAACTTCAGATTATGTCGTATCATGGAGTCCACGTTCAAGTGGTATGGATGGATACACCGCAGGACAAATCGGTGGTTCAGAAGATGCAGATACCACCAACATCAGCGATGATGGTTCTGGTGTGCGTGTTTATACCGCCGCTAGTGCAACAAGCGCAAACCTTCGACAACCATTCATGGCAGCACACTATATTATCCGAACAACTGCAACAGCAAAAGCAGCCCTTGTTGATGGTGTGAACGTTTCGATTGCAGATTCTGGATTAACAGACCACGACACAGCAAATGCCTCAAATGGTGATATTCTTGTAAGAGGCAGCGGCGCCAACTGGGAAGAATTGAGACTGTTTGATTCGTATCCAAGCAATCAAACTAATTTTGAAAATTCATTCCGAATCAGGTCTGATAATGGATATGTCACTATAGGAAATAATGGCGGAGACTATCCATTACACATTAAAACTTCTACAGACCCGCAAATTAGACTTGAAGATACTGGCAATTCAAAATCGATTGCGCTTGTTGCAGGATCATCCAACGCTGGTGCCGGCGATAATTTATTATCTTCCAATAGTTGGATCTATATCGCTGCTGAAGCATCCGTTGCGGACAATCCGGCC